AATGTAACAGATTTTGTACTGGCGCAGTACGAGAAAAACAGTCAGGCCGGTAATTCTAAACCAAGAGTTAGCGACGAAGAGCGTTTAAAAAAGTATTTTGCCCCAATTTTACCTAAAGGTAGTCAATCAGGAGAGAAAAGAATTAGAATCATCCCCCCTAAAGATGGCGGAACTCCATTCGTAGAAGTTTATTTCCACGAGGTTCAAGTTGATGGTAAGTGGGTAAAATTATATGATCCGAGCCAAAATGGTACTATCGGAGGTGTTAAATCACCATTAAACGATGTGTATAAAGCACTTCAAATGACTGGTAATGAAGCAGATAGAACTCTTTCTTATGGTTACAAACCAAGAAAATTCTATGTTGTTAAAGTTATCGATCGCGAAAACGAACAAGACGGTATTAAGTTTTGGCGTTTTAAACATAGCGGTAAAAGAGATGGTGTTTTAGATAAGATCATTGCGCTATGGAAATTAAAAGGAGATATCACAAATGCTGACGCTGGTCGTGATTTGATGATTTCTATGAACCTTTCTAAAAAGCCAAATGGTGGTGAATACACAACCATTACAGCAATTTTCCCTGATGATGTAGCACCTTTAAGCGCAGATGAAGCACAAAAGAATGCTTGGTTGAATGATACAACCACATGGGAAGATGTGTACTCTAAGAAGCCCGTAGAATATTTGGAAGGGGTTGCTTTGGGTTATGTTCCTAAATGGAATGGAGACACTAAGAAATGGGTGTATGGTGAAGAAGCTTCTGTTGATTTAGGTGGTACACCATCTGCTCCAGTTGTTGATCCACAAGTAGATGATGAGGCGGATGAAGATTTGCCGTTCTAATAAAACTAAAGGGTGGTATTAAGTTACCACCCATTTTAAAATCAAGTTTATGGCTGGTATTAAGAAAAAACAATTTAACGAAGACGATATCTTAAAAGAGTTTTCGACAAAAACAAAGTATAAAGAAACAAACTTTTACTATTGTGGTCAAGCGTTCTTGGATGCTTGTGGTATGCCTGGTCCTGTTATGGGGGGAATTAATATGTTCTTAGGGCATTCTAACTCATCAAAAACAACTGCAATGATTTTATCTGCTGTTGATGCACAAAAGAAAGGTCATTTACCTGTGTTCATTATTACAGAGAAAAAATGGAATTGGGAACACGCGGTTCAATTAGGTCTTGAAGCAGAACAAGATGAAGATGGTGAATGGCACGGTAATTTCATCTTCAATGATGGATTCGATTATATCGAAGAAATTACAGAGTTCATCAACAAATTAATTGATGCTCAAGCATCTGGCAAACTTAACAAGTCATTATTGATCTGTTGGGATTCTGTTGGATCTGTTCCATGTAAAATGACATTTGAGGGTAAAGGTGGTAAACAGCACAATGCATCGGCATTATCAGATAAGATCGGCTTGGGGTTACATTCTAGGATTTCAAAGTCAAAAAAAGAAGATTATCCAACAAAAGAAAATCCATTGTATATTACAATGATTGTTGTAAACCAACCTTGGGTTGAACTTCCGGATAATCCATTTGGCCAACCAGAAATTAAAGCAAAAGGTGGAGAAGCTGTTTGGTTAGCATCATCAATTGTTTTCTTATTTGGTAATCAGAAAAAAGCTGGTATCAATCACATTGATGCGGTTAAAGGTGGTAGAAAGGTTACGTATGCAATCAGAACTAAGATTTCTATTTTAAAGAACCACGTAAATGGTTTAGCATATAGAGATGGAAAGATTATTGCAGTTCCACAAGGATATATTCACGACACTAAAGAAGCGTTAGACGATTATAAAAAGAATTATTCTGATTATTGGAATAAAGTCTTAAGTGAATTTGGTGAAGGAGAAATAGAATTTACTGAAACGGATTTTGCGGATGCAAATGACGAAGATATGTCATAGTATTGTTTAACTATAAATAAAAATTAAATGTCCGTTCTATTAGTCGATGGGGACAATTTATTAACGATTGGATTTTACGGATGTAAGAACTTTTTCTATAAAGGTGAACACATTGGTGGAATATATCACTTCCTTAATACATTAAAAAAGTCATTCGAAACATATCAATTGGATAAAATTTGTGTTTTTTGGGACGGAGAAAATTCGTCTCAAGAACGCAAAAAAATCTACTTTCAATATAAAGAAAATCGTAGATCCAGTAGATTAACAGAAGAAGGACAAAACTCTTACAATTATCAAAGAACTCGAATCAAACGTTATCTTGAAGAATTATATGTTCGTCAAGGTGAATTTGCCAACTGTGAGTCTGATGATTGTATCGCATACTACACACACAACTCTCCTAACGAGAAAAAAATCATTTATTCATCAGATCGAGATCTGGCTCAACTAGTAAACAAAGATGTTTCATTATACAACCCATCACATGGTAAGTTATATGAACCAAACAGCAATATTGAATATGACAAAGAAACTATTCTTATTGAAAATGTTAAACTAGTAAAAATATTGTGCGGTGACCCATCTGACAATATTGCCGGTATTAGAAATCTTGGAATAAAAAGATTGTTGACTCTTTTCCCCGATTTTCAAACAAAAACACTAACACTTGAAGAGGTTAGAAAGATGGGTGATGATATTTTCGAGAAAGATAAAGAAAATAAAATGATCCAAAACTTCCTATCTGGAGTAACTAAATTAGGTGTTTTAGGTGAGGAATTCTTTTATATAAATAATAAAATGGTAAACCTCGATGAACCAATACTAACAGACGAGGCTAGACAAGACATACTAGCGCTAGTTAATGATAGTTTAGACACCGAGGGTAGATCATATAAAAATTGTATGAAAATGATGATGGAAGATGGTATGTTTACTGTTTTACCCAAATATAACGACGCTTGGCTTAATTTTTTAAACCCATTCTTAAGATTAACAACCAAGGAGAAGAATAAAAAAAAAATAATTAAATTTAAAATTAACTAAAATGAACATTCAAGAGCAAAACAAATTCGAATTCCTTTTGACATTAGACGGAAACATTATCTGCCAAAGATTTTTTAATGTTAGGGATTATAATCCTAGATGTAGAAAATCTATGGAATTACACTACGAGGTGAAAAATATTTCTGAAGAAATTTCGGAAGATTTGAAATTAAAAAGTTCTGATTATCTTGCTGAAAATCAAAATTTTTTTATGAATAACGACTTTGTGGAAGATCCTAAAGAGTCTGAGGAACAATATTTTTTATTGCAAATCAAACAGGGTGATGACGTATTTATTGAAAGAATATTCCCCGCTCACTATTATCATCCAAAAGTTAGATACTCAGTTGATATTAGACCTAAGCTTAGGAGAATTCTTAACAACTTAACTGAAATCTTGTCATTGAACGATCCGGAGACAGTTTATCTTCAGTACGAGTTGTAGTAGTAAAAAAAACTTATAAATAAACCAATAATATGAACGAGAAAAATTTCGGCCATTTAGGCACCACATTTCAAGAAAGACTGTTAAAAACCATCATAGAAGACAAGAAATTCGGATATACCATTGTAGATGTAATTGAAAGCAATTATTTTGAAAATAATTCTTTTAGATTTATAATGGAAAACATTAAAGAATATCATGAAAAATACAATAGTATTCCTTCTTATAATGGTTTGAATGAAAAGATTCTCGGAGATTTAAAAGGGGTTAATGAAACGCAGACCAGACTGTTTTTAGATACTGTTGACAATATTAAGAACTTGCCTCAAGATAATACTGAGGAGCAAACAAAAGCTCAGGCAATGAATTTTTGTAAACAACAAGTACTTAAAAAGGCATTAAAAGAAGTTGATGTAATCAGTAGCAATGGTGATTTTGAAAATTACCATAAGATTGAAGCCATCATTCAAAAAGCTTTACAGGTTGGTCAAAATACAGATGATATCCAAAATGTGTTTGAAAACATTAAAGATGCTTTAAAAGAAGATTCTCGTTTACCTATCCCAACTGGGATTGTTGGTATTGATAACCTTCTTAACGGTGGCTTAGGTAGAGGTGAACTAGGAGTTGTTTTGGCCCCAACAGGTACTGGTAAAACAACTTTATTAACCAAATTTTCAAATGAAGCCTATAACCACGGTTATAATGTTTTACAAATATTTTTTGAAGACAATGTTAATAACATTAAAAGAAAGCATTTTACCATTTGGTCTAAAATTGCCCCAGATGAACAACCAGCCAATGCTGAAGAAGTTGAGGAATTAGTTAATCAAGCTCAAACAAACTCAAAAGGTCAATTGAAGCTTTTAAAGTTTCCTAGTGATTCTGTTACTATGTCTGAAATAAAAACAAAAATTAGGAAGATGATTGCTGATGGTTTTAAAATAGATTTAGTAACTTTGGATTATATTGATTGTGTAACCGCCGATAGAAACAATTATAATGAAGAGTGGAAGGGTGATGGAGCAATCATGAGACAATTAGAAGCTATGACATCAGAATTTGAAATTGCGGTTTGGACAGCTACTCAAGGTAATAGAGCATCTATTGCATCAGAAGTTGTTACAACAGATCAAATGGGTGGTTCTATTAAGAAAGCACAGATTGGTCACGTGGTTATTTCTATTGGTAAAACGTTAGAACAAAAAGAACACAACTTAGGTACGTTAACATTACTTAAGTCTCGTATAGGTCAAGACGGTGTGGTATTCCAAAACTGTACCTTTGACAACAAGTATCTACATATTGATACTGAAACTCAAAATACTCTTCTTGGTCACAAGGAAGAAAAAGAAGAGGAGAGAAAAAATAGAACACGTGAGCTTTACAAAGCGGCACAAGAAAAAAACCTTATTCAATAAAAAAAACATAAAAGAAGATGACAGAAAAGATTTTACAGGACAACCCGGGGAAATTCGTGCTTTTTCCAATTGAGCACAATGATTTGTGGAAATTATATAAACAACAAGAAGCGTGTTTTTGGACAGCTGAAGAGATTGACTTAGGTCAAGATGTGTACGATTGGGAGAATAAACTCAATGCAGATGAACAGCATTTTGTTAAACATGTACTAGCATTCTTTGCTGCGTCTGATGGTATTGTTAATGAAAATATTGCAATGAACTTTGTAAATGCGGTACAATATACTGAGGCTAAATTCTTTTATGGTTTTCAAATAATGATGGAAAACATTCATAGTGAAACTTATTCATTATTGATTGACACATACATCAAAGATAAAGAAGAACAAAATAAGTTATTCAATGCAATTGAAACCGTTCCAGCAATTCAAAAGAAAGCTAAATGGGCTATGAACTATATTGATAATGGTACATTTGTGGAAAGATTAATTGCATTTGCTGCTGTTGAAGGTATTTTCTTCTCAGGTTCTTTCTGTTCTATTTTCTGGTTGAAGAAACGTGGTTTAATGCCGGGTTTAACTTTCTCTAATGAGTTGATTTCTCGTGATGAAGGTATGCACTGTGATTATGCTTGCCATTTATATAACAATCATATTGAAAATAAATTAACAGAGAAAAGAATTAAAGATATTATCTGTGGCGCATTAGAAATTGAAAAAGAATTTATTCTTGAAGCATTGCCAGTTAGGTTAATTGGTATGAATTCAGATTTGATGTCTCAATATCTTGAGTTTGTTACGGATAGATTATTAGTAGCACTTGGTTGCTCTAAAGTTTATAATTCAGAAAATCCTTTTGATTTTATGCAAAACATTGCATTACAAGGTAAAACCAATTTCTTTGAAAAGAGAGTTGCTGAATATCAAAAAGCAGGTGTTAATAATGGTGCGGAAGATTTAAATTCGGCATTTGGTGAAGTTGATTTTTAATTTTAAAAAGATTTAATGAAATGAAAGTAAAAAAAAGAAATGGTGAACTAGAAGAAATGAGATATGATAAGATCACTAGAAGAATTAGTGCTCTATGTGATGATCTTAATACTGAATATATTGATCCTACGTTTATTACCCTAAAAGTTACACAAGGTATATATGATGGAATATCAACGTCTGAATTAGATGTTTTAGCAGCAGAGACTGCAGCGTCTATGACAACAACACACCCAGACTATGCAAAGTTAGCCGGAAGGTTAGCTGTAACTAATCTACACAAAACAACGCCTAAAAAGTTTTCACAAGCAATTAGGGAATTACATTCATTCGTTGAACCAAGAACAAGCAAAGAATCATCACTAATTGCTGATGATGTTTATGAGTTTGTTATGGAGAATAAAGAAATCATTGACGGAGCAATTGTTTTAGATCGTGATTTTGATTTTGACTATTTTGGTTTTAAAACGCTAGAACGTTCTTATCTATTAAAGATAGCTAACCGCGTTGTTGAAAGACCTCAATACATGTATATGAGAGTTGCGGTTGGTATTTGTGGTGGTGATATTAAAATGGCATTAAGAATATATGATGATTTGTCACAACATTTCTATACACACGCAACACCAACATTATTTAATGCTGGTACACGTAGACCACAAATGTCTTCTTGTTTCTTAATTGGAAACAAAGGTGATGATATTAATGGTTTGTTTGATACAATCAAAGACGTTGCCAACATTTCTAAATGGGCTGGAGGTATTGGACTACACGTACATGATGTTCGTGCTAAAGGGTCTTATATTAAAGGTACTGGTGGAGAATCAGATGGTTTGCTACCAATGATGAAAACTTATAATGAAGTTGCTCGTTGGATCAATCAAGGAGGAAAACGCAAAGGTTCATTTGCAATTTATTTAGAGCCTTGGCATGCAGATATTTTTGAATTTATTGATTTAAGAAAGAATCATGGTAAAGAAGAGATGCGTGCTAGAGATTTATTCTTAGCAATGTGGACTCCAGATTTATTTATGCAACGTGTTGAAGAAGATGGTGATTGGTCATTATTTTCTCCAGATGAAGCACCTGGCTTATCTGATGTGTACGATACACCAACAGAAAAACATTTTACTGAATTATATACTCAGTATGAAAAAGAAGGTAAAGCAAGAAAAGTTATTAAAGCGAGAAAATTAATGGACGCGATTTTAACTGCACAAATTGAAACCGGAACACCATACATGTTATATAAAGATGCTGCAAATTATAAATCAAACCAAAAAAATCTAGGTACTATTAAGTCATCTAACTTATGTACTGAAATTATTGAATATAGTTCACCTACAGAACAAGCGGTATGTAATTTAGCATCTATAGCATTACCAAAATATATTATTGATGGTGAGTTTAATCATGATTTATTATATGATTACACATATCAAGTTGTTAAGAATTTAAACAATGTAATTAATCTTAACTTCTACCCAACAGAAGAAACTAAAAATTCTAATTTTAAACACAGACCAATTGGTTTAGGCGTTCAGGGATTAGCTGACGTTTTCTGTATGTTAAATCTACCATTTGAAAGTGATGAAGCTGATAAATTGCAAACAGATATTTTTGAAACAATTTATTTTGCCGCTATGACATCATCAAATGATTTAGCAAAAGAATATGGCCCATACGAATCAATTGTTGGTGCTCCGATTGAGAAAGGTGTTTTCCAATTTGAAATGTGGGGGAAAACAGATAAAGATTTGTCAGGAAAATGGGATTGGAAAAAATTGAGAAAAAATGTTGTTAATAATGGTGTTAGAAACTCATTATTGGTGGCTCCGATGCCAACAGCGTCTACCGCACAAATTTTGGGTAACAACGAAGCGTTTGAACCTTTTACAACCAATCTATATTCTCGTAGAACTTTAGGTGGTGAGTTTATTGTAATTAATAAACATTTGGTAAATCAACTTCTAAAATTAAATTTATGGAATGATGATATCAAAAAGAAATTAATTATGGAAAATGGTTCAGTACAAAATATTCCAGAAATTCCGGTTGAAGTAAAAGAGGTTTACAAAACTGTTTGGGAAATGTCTCAAAAAAGAATATTAACAATGTCGGCTAACAGAAGTGTGTTTATTGATCAATCACAATCATTGAATTTGTTTATTGACAATGCAACAAAACCTAAATTATTAGCTGCTCATTTATATGGATGGAAAATGGGTTTAAAAACTGGTATGTATTATTTAAGAACTAGATCTGCGGTTGACGCATTAAAAGGGCTTGGAATTGACACATCGGTTGCTAAACCAACGGAACAACCGGTACAGCAAAGTGTGTCATATCCAACAAATAATACCATTATCAGTGAAAATACACCAGAATTAGTAATGACAAGTGAAAGACCCGCAGATTCTCCATTTGAGTGTGAGGGGTGTGGTTCATAAGGTAATGGGTGGCTCCCTCAAAGTTTACTGTCGTCAAGGCGTACCTTGAGCATCCAGGACTTGATTTAATACAGGGGGCGAATATCAAGTCACTATTATTGCGACACTTATCGCGACATTTTTTTAGGAAAGTGTCGCGATTTTTTATTTATAACCATTTTAGTATTCTTTATATTTATTGATATGGCTACAAAATACGGTTTAGACTTTCCGTTCAGACAGAGTAAGATAGGTGATTATGTTAAAATGACAATAAGCACCGATGAAGAAGTACGTGCAAACCTTATACATCTTCTATTAACAAGAAAAGGTAGTAGATATTTTTTACCTGATTTTGGAAGTCGTTTGTATGAATATATATTCGATTTAAATGATAGTGTAACATATGCACACATAGAGGATGAAATCAGAGATTCGGTTAGAAAATATATTCCAAACTTAGAAATAAATGAAATAAAAATAACAAATGCTGAATTAGATCCAGAACAACAATCTATTGTTAGTGAGGAAAGTGATGCTAGACTTTTTAGAGTTAGTGACGCATCAACTAAACCATATACAGCTAAAATAAGAATTGACTATACAACCAATAATGGTGCGTTTGGGACTTCTGATTTTATAATTATCAACATATAACATGGCAAAAAACATTTCATATACTAACAGAGATTTCGCTGGAATCAGACAGGATTTAGTTCAATTAACTAAAGATTATTATCCAGAGTTAATTAATAATACAAACGATGCTTCGATCTATTCTGTATTGTTAGATTTAAATGCCGCTGTTGCTGATAACTTACACTTTCATATTGATAGGGTATGGCAAGAAACTATGTTGGATTTTGCACAGCAAAGACAATCGTTATTTCATATTGCAAAAACATA